GATTTATTTACTATATAAGTTAATTCATTAGATAGAACGTTAGCAGAAGCTCCGCCTCCAACTAAATAAGTAAATGTTAATGTAGTATTTTGAGGAGCCAATCCGTAAGTTTGTGTAGTAACAAAGTTAGTAGGATCGAATGCAGTATTTAGTAAAGTCAAACCAGAAGTAAGACCAACTCCAACTGTATTTGGGTTAGGAATTACGCTAGTGTCTGAAACTTGATTTATACCAGAACCAAATTCTATATTCATAGTTCCATCGGCTTGATATCTCGTAGTGAATCTTCTAGGAACATTTAATTTTTCTATCATGTAAGGCACTTGATTAGAGCTTTGATAGAATTCTGGGTAATTAGCCGCTGTGTTTGTAACAGGGTTTAATATATAGTCTTGCGCTAAGTAAGGCACTTCGTACCATAAATTACCGTCCGAATCTTCTACTTTTAAAATAGTAATGATATCAGTATCTTGTAAATTTACGGTAATAAATCTTTCAGCCGATCCAAAGTTAAACTGTTGTGTTTTAACTTGACCTGATATTGCTTGAGTAGTTTTTTGTAATAAGAAACTTGTAGGAACTCCAAAAGAATCCACTGTATAAGTAGAAACAGTAGTAGGATCTAAAGAAGAAGACGTAGTAAAGTCTACCTTATTTGGAACGTAAAAGAAATTAGAAGTGTCTATATTAGATCTTATTTGCATTCCTTCTGCAATAGTAACGGCGTAAGTGAAATCAGGAACAAATGTACCTGCTTCGTTAGCTGAAGGAACTTGTTGATAAACTTGAAGATCCACAACTGCGGCAGAGGTAGTTTTTGGTCTATAACCTAACATGTAAGCCATAGAATACAAATTACCCTTTTGTTTTGCGTATTGTAAAAAGGTTTCCTGTAATTGATTGTCCAAATAGAAAGATAAAACGTCTCCAACATAAGCAGCCATTTCTATGAACATAGAACCTGGTGAGGCTTGAGTAAAATCGTTGTATACTGTGGGATAATACGATTTAGCATATTCTATCAAGTCCGATTTAAACGAACTAAAATCTTTATTGAGATATTTTACATCTGTACTGTTTGGCATCTTTATACGTTTTGTATTGTCAATAACACTTCGTCTGACTCTTTTGTATTTCTAATATTATAACTAAATTCTATATTAATAGCTCCTATATTAACATCTGAACTAACTACCAAGCTAACTATATTAACGTTTGGAAAATTATTTTCTATTTGACTGATTAGCATAGTTCTTAGATCGTCAGTAGTATTTGTTTCAAGTTGTTCGAACAAGAATGATCTTAGTCCAGCTCCAAAGTTAGGATTAAAGGGTCTTTCTCTAGGATCGGTTAACAAGAAGTTAATCAAGTTATATTTTGTTTGATCTTTAGTACTATATACCGTATTGAAAACGTTAGAGGTAGAAAAAGGAATACTAACGCCTACTCCAGTAGAAGGACGCAAATCAAGGGGCGATATTTTTCTTGCGTTATATGCCATTACATTACGCCTTTGGCTCTCATTTTACTCATTAAATCTGTGAAGTCTGGTACCTCGTTTATTTGTACCATGCTTGGATCAGAACTTGGTCTTGCTGTTGCCAACATACCATTAACGTCTCCTACTGCAACTTGTTTTGGTTGAAAGAAACTGGTTGGATCTATTCCTATTGAATTTGGTCCTATGTCCGAAGTATTAAAAGACATTTCATCCATATCTCCCATGGTCATCGCAGTTTCGTTTAACATATTTGCCAAAGGGTTGCCAGAGAAGTTGGGCTTAGGACGCACTGGTTGTGTGTTTAGTGTGCCTGGTACAGCCATTTTAGGTTTCTTTGATTCTTTTATAACCTCTTTAGGAGAGCTTGAGGATTGAATCTCCTTTAAAATGGTAGGCATTTCTTGACGGATCGCATTTACGACCTCTTCCCTGATCAATTTCTTTAGTAATTCTATTTGGTTACTTTTTGCCATATCCTATAAATATTGATTTTATAATATTCCTTTTTATTGAATGTTTTGAGTAGAATCAGATTTACCTTGTCCAGAGTAGTAAGATCCTCCGCTACCAGCATAACTTACAGAACCTCCTCCTCCAGCACCTCCACTTGTTGTAGAAGTTGAAGATTGAGCAGATTGATTATTCGTACTAATTGGTTGACCTGATTCTAATTGTTTTATATCTGATTCTAAAACTTTAATTTCGTCTTCGTTCTTCTTTATTTTTGGATCTAAAAGCTTCTTAGACGCTGCATAAGCTATTGGACCTAAAAGTAATGCTGCAGCTCTTTCTTTCTTCCAATTAGAAATCTGTTCTTTTAAGTCGGATATTTTATTTTTCTTTTCAGCTATTTCTTCCTTATTTGCCTGTTTTTTAGCGATCTTTCCTCCATATTTTCCCGATGGATCTGTTTGTTTTAAGTTACTAGCAAGATCAGAAGAAGCTTTAGCCATCATTTTTCTCATTCTCTTTCTTAATTTCTTACCCCCTTTGATGCTATTAATAAATCCATTGATACCTAAACCTTGTGGTGGATCTTCATCTTCACTATCAGGATCGTCGTCACCTGTATCAAACTCCATAAATTCTATATCATCTATAGTAATATCATCGTCTGTTAAGAAATTCATAGACTCTTCCATTACAGAAATATCATTTGCAGAGAAACCAGAAAATCCTAAATTAGGTTGATTTCCTCCAGATTGTGCTTTTTGACCTTCTAAATTGTTTTGTTTTCTTCTTGCATCTTCTGATAAGAATGAGTCTAGACTTTTTCCGTAGTCATCACCATCTGTATTTATTATCATAGAATCTAGTCCAGAGCTATTTCCGTCTAAACTTGCATTAGAAATAGGAATATTCAAAGGAGTTCCATTTGCGCTAGTAGGATTTATTGCAGAAGATTGATTGTTAGAAGCAATACCGCCTAAACCAAGGGCTTGAGTAGATCCTCCAGCTTGATTTATATTTTGACCTTGTTTAGAAGCAGCCAAATCTCCAAGTCCAGTCATCAAAGGACTTGTAAGACCGGAAACTCCAGATCCTCCATTTGCATTAGTACCGCCTAAGCCATTTATCATTGCATTAGCTTTTTGAGCGTATCCAAGTGCATTAGTATTAACTAATCCTAAAGCCAACAACTTAGCCTTTACTTCGGCAATAATTATTTTATCGTCAGAAGCATAAGTAGCATCTGATTGTGTAGCAAGAATTCCATTTTGATCTATAGCAATTCCATAACGTCTTCTTAATTTTATTTCTGTATCTACTGATTCTTCGGTTAATATCTCTATGGTATAAGGCCCAAATTGGTTATTTTTAGCGTTCTTTTTATCGAAGTAGTTGTTTAAAAATTCTAAAAGTCTAAGAGCTCTATCTCTTAAAAGATCTCTTACGTCTTTAAATTCGTTCATTAAAGCTGGATCTACATAGGCTCCATTTCTTCTTGCATTTAATTCACTAGCGCTAGGAGTTACACCTATTACACCGAAACCATTTCCGTTTGCGTTTGAATCTAGAACTATACCAGAAATATTAGTAGCAGATTGTTCGTTTCCTCTTCCTCTATTATTATTAAGTCCGCTTGCATTTCCTCCGCCTGCTCTACCTCCTGTACCACCACCACCGCCTGCTGCTCCTGTTCCTCCACTTCTATTATTAGGATTAATATTTGTTCCGCCTCCAGCTAATTGATCCAAACCGTATTGATCTAATTCTGTTTGTAGCGTTGAAGGATCTCCGTATAAGCCGCTAGGATCAGAGTAACAAGATTCTATATTGAAGATTAAAGCCGTAATTTTTTCTACTAAAATAAATAACTTAGTAACTAAACTTCTCAAAAATCCTATGATAGTTTGTAAAAGTTGATTTATTTGTTTTAATCTTTTTAAGAAAAATAAAAAGCCTTGTTCTTTAATGATTTGTTGTAAAGTTTCTGCAGCTACAGTAGTTACACCTACTGTGGTAAAAGCATTAGGAATAGGAACTCCTAAAAAGAATTTTCTTAAAATCCAAAACACTTTTACTAGTAATAAGAATAGCGATATGATATTGCTAAAGAAAGAAATAATCCTAAGTATTTGATTTGCAATTCTTATGATTATTCTACATACATCTATAATAGTTTTTAAGAAAGGAATAATTTTTCTTGGATCTATTATTTTAGAAATCATTTTAATGAACTTGGAAATTGAACCGTTCAAAAATCTATCCGCTAAATTAATTGCTCCACTAACTGTAGTTAAATTTTGTATGGATATCGCTATAGTTCTAATATCGTCTATTTTTCTTAAAGCTTTTTGTACGTCTTGACTTGGAAAATTTCTAACGTCAGAGTACTTATTAAAGACTCTATAAACGTCTTCCATAAAATTAGAGAACAATTGTAATTCAGGAAAAGCAGCAACTAATTCAGCGTCTCTTAATCCATTTGTGCCTAGTAATTCTCTAGTGGCTTGAACTCTTGCATTAGTTCTTACAGAATCTTCAAAAGATAATCCAGAAGACTCTTGTTCTATTTGTTGTTCAGGACTAAGTACAGGATCAGGAGTTATTCCTAAAA